ATTGATGGTGATACACTTACTGTTTATACTACAAACGGCGATGAAACATCTCCAGCATTCACAATAACTGTTACAGATAGTTCTGGTACTCCAGCATTTACAGTTAACGCAATGGATGCTGCTGCTGTTGATTCTTTCTCAGAATTTCCTACTAGCACTAGTGGCCTTAAGGTTTATGATGCTGCTGGTACTTTAGTTGAAGGTCTTTTTGTCGATGCTGGTTATAATATTGAAGCCATTGCATCGATTACTGATGGTTCTGGTTATGTAATTGCTAATACAACTGTAGCAATTACCCAAGATCCAGCTGCTTCTCCTGTTGTAACTACTAACCTCGAAGCTGGTAATTTCACATTCGATGAGCAAGAAAGCGAATATTCGAATCCTATGCAAATTGACAACGAAGCGCACTTCGAAAATATCTATCCACCTGTTGGAGTAGAGAGTCTTCAAGGTCTTCTCTTCGCAAGATATCCCGGTGAGCTTGGTAATTCTCTTGGAGCTTATGTTTTAGATGAGGCTTCTTATGGAAGTGCACCTGAGGGTGTTCAAGCTCAATTCGATGCAGCTCCATCTGGAAATGAAATTCATGTTTATGTATACGATAATCTTGGAGAAATTACTGGAGAGGCTGGTGCTGAACTTGAAAAATGGTCGTTCCTTAGTACTGTAGCTGGTGCAAAACTTGCTGATGGATCAAATAATAACTATAAAGATGTAGTTAATGCTAATTCGAATTATATCTATATCGCAAGAGATATTCCTTCAACTTCAACCGCATTTGAATTTGGTCAAGGAGCTGATAGTGGTGAAGTCAATGTGGGCGATATTACAACTGGTCTAGAGGTACTTGCTGATTCAGAGTTAGTTGATGTAAATCTTCTTTTTGCCCAAGTGGATCCAAGCGGATTTACGATTGCAAATAAGTTGATGTCTATTGCATCTACTCGTAAAGATGCTGTAGCATTTGTATCGCCTCCGATTGCGCTATCAACTGGAAATGCTCCAGCTACAGATGTAGTCAACTACTATAACGGTTCTTCTTTACCAAGAGGTATAGAAGGTTCTTATGGTGTGTTTGATTCAACTGCGCTATATGTATACAATAAGTATGCTGATAATTACGTATGGATTCCTGCATCTGGTCATATGGCTGGTCTTTGTGCTAAGACTGATAATTTAGCAGAACCTTGGTTCTCTCCAGCAGGTCTTAATCGTGGTTCTCTACTTGGTGTTACTAAGCTTGCATTTAATCCAAAGAAGGCTGAAAGAGATTCTCTTTATAAAGCCGGAATTAATCCAATCGTATCCTTCCCTGGTCAAGGTACGGTTCTCTTTGGCGATAAGACAGCACAAGCTAAGCCATCTGCGTTTGATCGAATCAACGTTCGTAGACTATTCATCGTACTTGAAAAAGCTATTGCAACGGCTGCTAAATATCAGTTGTTTGAATTGAATGATGAATTTACTCGAGCAATGTTCAGAAATATGACTGAGCCTTTCCTTCGGGATGTTAAAGGTCGTCGTGGTATTACTGACTTCTTGGTTGTATGTGATGAAACCAACAATACTGGTGAAGTAATTGATACTAACCGATTTGTTGCTGACATCTATATTAAACCTGCACGTTCGATTAACTTCATTACTCTTAATTTCATTGCTACTCGTACTGGAGTAGATTTCTCTGAAATCGTAGGCAAATAATTATAAATAAAGGAAAGAACTATTATGGCAAACGTAGATGATTTCAAAGGTAGACTTATTGGAGGAGGCGCTCGCGCTAATCTCTTTAAAGTTATCGTTCCTAATCCGCCAGTAGGTGCCGGTTTAAACACCGAACTATTGTCGTTCACATGTAAAGGCGCACAGCTTCCTGCTAGTGTTGTTGCACAAATTGATGTACCATTCCGTGGTCGTCAATTGAAAGTTGCTGGTGATCGTACATTCGAAAACTGGACAATCACTGTATACAACGAAGATGCTCAAGATGTACGTAGTGCATTCGAAAGCTGGATGAATAGCATTAACGAACACGTTAATAACGTTGGTGTTAAAAATCCTAGAGACTATCAATCTGATCTTATTGTTCAGCAACTTGATAGACAAAAGGGCGTAACAAAAGAATATGATATCCGCGGTGCATTCCCAGTGAATGTTAGCGCTATCGATTTGAGTTACGATGCTAATGACGCTATTGAAGAATTCACAGTTGAGTTCGCTTATCAGTACTGGGAATCCAGAACTACAAGCTAACTTAAAAGATTAAATAACATATCCCGCTGGGGCGTAAAAACTCCAGCGGGATTTTTATTATAAATAATCTATATGGAATTATTTGGTTATCAGATTACAAAAAAAGTAGCTTCGAAAGAAGTTAAAAAAGAGAAAGATTTAATATCTTTTGCTCCAAAACCAGAAGATGATGGAGTAGCGACAACTGTTGCTGCAGGTGGATACTATGGTCAATATATTGATTTAGATGGTACTGCTTCATCAAATGATAG